CAACCGCCGTGGCCATCACTCTTGAGGTTTAACTTTTTCGCTTGCATCGATGCTTGCGATTGTGTTGCCTCGGTTAGAAATTTGGAAAAACTCTTCATATTGATAAATCTTATACTTTTATTTATTAATTAAGTAAAACCATCGGGATTTGGAACTAAACATTTTTCAGTCAAAATTGTTTGAAATTCCTTCGTAACTGTTGCGAAAAATTGTGGTTGAGAAGTAAATGATCCTTTATATCTCAATTCCATATCTAAAATATTTACTCCTGCCTTTGATAGTTTGAAGAATATTTTTGCAGCATTAGCCTCTGCCTTCTTCTCAAAATCAACATCAATTTTATATGGTTTTTTATTTGCTTCTAAATCACTAAGGCCGCAAAGAATTGTATGAAGATCTATTGCTTTACCCTTAGAAATATTTGGTTTTCCTTTTGCAATTTCACCAATACCAGTCACCAAGGCAAATCCAAATGTAAAATCCTTTAAATTTTTATTAGCAGAAAGTTCATCATATAACTTTACTTTAAGAACAAGATTAATAAGAGTTTTTGCAAATAAGTCAGCGTTATCATTCATATATTGAGTCAATCTTTTAAACAAAATGTTATTTGTTTTTGCAAGATCAGCATTAACAAATTTTCTCATTGCGTCTGGCGCTCTTTCATTTCCATATCCACCAGATATACTTCCTTTTATATTAATGTAAGCTCTATCAAAAATTTTCTTATCTCTCTTTTTTGCTTCAAAAAGTTCTTTATCAGTTTGGCGATTGATATCCTTTATAAAGAGAATTCCATCTTCATGTGCTTGCCTAACAAGGCCGGCAAAATACTCTGTTCTCAGTTCTGTTATTTCTTCTTTAATTTTATCAAATTGATTTCCATTTAATACAGTGTCGAATGCTTTGTTAATAAGCGTTGGATCAGCAGAATTTTTCTTTGGCTTCTTTTTAAGAGATACGCCAAAATATTTTTTATCTCCAGTCTTTACAATAAAATCAGAAGAATTATAATCATCAAATCCATATGCTTTAATTCTAAATTTTTCTACTTCATTAGGCCAAACATTTCCAGTAAGAAAAACTTTTTCTGCTATAGGATCTGCTCCTTGACCATGATCTGATTTTAACCACCCCTTTATAGCAAGAGCAGCAGATATTCCGACTGTTGCTTCCTTAAGTGCTGTCGGTGTTGGTTCCATAAATGCAAGAAACTCATTACGAGAACTTCCAAACTCAACATCATTTGCAACCTTTTTTGCAGCATCAACTATCCATTCTCCAAGTGCTTCAGTGGATTCTGATGCTTTTTTTAGAGCAGCAGAACTATAAAACATTGCACCTGCCGCCATTACTTCAGAATATTCTAATGCCATCTACACAATACTTTTTAAGTATTTAGAATGGAGATAATCGGACTCGAACCGATGACATCTTGCTTGCAAAGCAAGTGCTACTACCAACTGAGCTATATCCCCAATAAAGATATTATAAAACCCCAAGACTAAAAAGTCAAGGGGTTGGAGCAACCTTCCGTGGTTATTTATCAAACACCAAGAACGGCACTGATACTATCATCAAGGTCTTGAATTACATTACGAATATCAACGACACGAGGAGGAACACTTACCTCATCATAAGTATATCCTTTTTGGGCATCAAACAGAACTTGACGAACTGCGGCTGCTGCACGAGCATCAAGGTTAAGTGTTACTTGTTTTTCTTCAGTCACAGGTCTCCCTCCACACGATTTTCGGAACGTTCAATACTAAAAGCACCCTCTGGGTAGCGAGCACTCAGTTTCTCAAAGTTCATTTGGATTACTTCCTCAAGTGAAATATCAAGTCCAATACACGCCTGAGAAACATACCACAGAATATCACCAAGTTCACGCTTCAGGTGAAATAGATTTTCTTGGTTTACAGGTTTGCCCTGAAATACAATCTTCTTTACAATCTCAGTAAACTCACCTGCCTCGGCACTCATACCTACAGCAGCAGTAAGCAATCGCTCGGTAGGAAACTCTTGTTCCCGTAGTTCCATAATGCGATTGACGAAAGATGTGTGGTCTTTGCTAGGATTAGAGGTAGTGGTATTAACGAACTCGACATATTTGTTCAAATCAATAGTCATTAGAATTTAAATCCCTCAAATGTTTTCTTAGGTTTTTTCTCTTCATAATCATACTCTTCATCCTTTCCATTGTCAAGGATATCTTGCTGAGCTGATTGTTCGCAGTCATAGAGACGCATCTTTGCTCTATCAATACCAATCACAAAACGCTTATGAATGGTAGGGTCATTATAACGATTCTTAAGTTGTTTTACAAGAATCTGTCCAAGTCCCTCAAGTTCTTCCGTAGAAATCAGAGCAAACATCAAGTCGGCAGTCGCAGGAAGACCGAATGATTCTGAAGTATCAGTTAGTTCAACATCAGAAGAACCATAACCAGAACGAGTTGTCTGAGTAGCACTTACGATAGGAACATTAAATTCTACAGCAAGTCCACGAAGTTCTTCTGCAATTGCTTTTACGAATGTGTAAGAGTTGATATTTGCATTTCCACGATAACGAGAAGAAGAACAGATATTCAGATAGTCAATGAAGATAATATCTGGGCGGAATGATTTCTTCAGTGCAAGTTCATTCAGAAGAGACTTGAAGTGTCCTGCGTGAGCCGAAGCAGTTGGATACTCTTTAATGATTAATGTACCCTGGGTCTTCTTCGCAAGGTTCGTGACCTTGTTCTCAAACATCTGCTTCGGAAGATCCGCAATATCCTGTATCGGTACATTAAGAAGGTTTGCATCAATTCGCTCTGCAATTCGCTCTTCCGCCATTTCAAGAGTGATGTACAAAACGTTCCTGCCTTGCAATAAGACGGAAGCAGCCACATGGCACATAAAGAGACTTTTTCCGACACCCGTACCAGCCAAAGCGATATTGAGAGTCTTATTAGGTAGACCACCTTTTGTGATTTTGTTAAAGTACTCAAGGTCGAATTCAATTTTCTCTTCCTTCTTATGATAGGACTCGTATCTTTGTTCGTAGTCTAGCAGATAATCGTGTCCGATGTGTGTATCGAAGGATACTGCTAGAGCATCTGATAGAATACTAGGAATACTATCACGATTTTTCTTATCATCTTTACCATCTGCAATATGGATTGACTCCATAAGAGCAAGATAGATCGCACGGTCTCGGCACCACTTTTCTGTTGTGTTAACTAACCAATTAAACTCAGAAGGTTCATCATCTAGATAACTGATAATCTGAGAAATCTCTTTAAAAGAAGCTTCATTAATATCTTGACGATTTTCTACTTCAATACAAAGAACTTCCTTTGTTGCTGGTTGATTGTATTCTTGAACGAACTTAAGAATTTCTTCGAATACAATCTTTTGATTTTGATCTTCAAAGTATTCTGATTTGATAAAAGGTATTACCTTACGTACGTATTCTTCATTGTGTAAAAGGTTTCTAAGAATTAGAAACTCAACCTTCTCCATAACTAAATTCCTTGCGTGCGATTTGATCCAATTGTTCCATTACTTCTGGAGTAAAATATACCTCAGGTTCTTTTAAAATCTGTTTGGCATAGATTTTCTTCCCATCAATCTCATAACGACCTGCGACATTCTTCCACAGACCTCCAATCTCACCGAGTTCAAGTAGTCCGTAATATCGATCAAGACCGCGTTCATCATAAAAAAGACGAATCTCCACATCTTTATTTTCCTTACTCAAACGCGACTTAGCAGTCTTAGCTTTGATAATATTGCCGACCACTTCTGTTCCATCCTTTTCTTTCTTTTTGCTGAGATAAATGATTGTACTTGCTGCGTATTTGAGTCCAGAACCTCCCCCCATTTCTTTCGTTGGTACATAAGCTCCGATGACATCGTATGTATGATTTGTGACAAGGAGTGGAACATTTGCTTGACCTAGTTTGAGTGTGAGCATTCGGAAAGCACCTTTGACAAGTTGCGATTTAGTCATATCACGAACTTGTTTATCGTTCAGCGCATCTGTGATTTCTTTCTCAGTGGAAAGCATACCTAAAGAGTCTAGCACAAACATACAAGGTTTGCGTTCTTCAACAGGTTTCTTAAGGTAAAGATCTACCGCTTTAAGTGCCTTTCCACGAAACTCTTCAATCGTGACAACATTGACGACTACCAAGCGGGAAGTATCAATACCACGAGACTCTACAAGTGATTTAGTGATAGCAGCCTCAGTGTCAAAGTAGAGACAGTAACCATCGGGATTAGCATCAAGAAAGTTCTTAA